ACATCTAAAATAAGTTCTCCAGTTATAGAAGAAGAACCATAGTTTCCTATCATACTAGCATCAATTCCGCTAATAATACCTGCCGCCCCACCTCCTCCACCTGGGCCAGCAAAAAAAACAGAATTACCTCCTACTCCTCCTCCTCCACCTCCTCCTCCTATTAAAATGGCATTTATATTTGTTAAATCATAATTAAATTTAATGGTATTCGAAGAAGAGAATAATAAAACACCATTTCCTTCACTTGAATATGAATTTGATATAGGATTCTTAGCAAATATATAGTTATTTAAATAAGAATACGGATATGACATAAATATATATAATATAATTAATTATTATTATTAATATTATACTAAAGTTATGGATTATATGAATCTCTATTACCAGCAAAGAACCATCTTAATGATAAATATCTAGGCTTACTTTCAGTCAAAGTTGAACCAGTCATTTGCATATTTGGTCCAGCATCAACAATTCGTTGTATTTGGGCTGTTCCTAAACCATAATTATAATATCTTAAATCTGATAAATATCCTGAAAATCCTCCATTCATTGCAACATAAACATCACCAAAATTTTGTTTTGGGACACCCTTCATTATTAATCTTTTTGCTAACTTACCATTAATATAAACATCTAGTTGATGATTTTCTACTCTAATTTGAACACAAATCCATTTATTTATTGGGATATCATCAATAACCAGTTTTTCAGTAATATTATTAAAAGTATTCATAACAACTACTAATGCATTTGTATTAGGGGCTATATATAACCCTGGGGCATTGTTAGGGAAATTCATGCCAATAGGGGGATTAGTATAATTAATATTATCATTACCTTTGTGGAAAACATGTCTAAATTGTCCTTGTTGATAAACTAAATCATCAATAAACATCCATACAGAGTAAGTAAATTCTATTCCTTCATTTTGATTATCAGACCTTAATAAAGTCACAGATCCTTTTGTGCTGGGATCTTGAGGAATAATTTGCATAGTTTTGGCATCAACCATACCGCTAAATAAATAAGGGGAACCATTAAAAGAGAATAACCAGGCTAAAAATTGTGATGCAAATCTAACACCTATTACAAAAACAACAACAACTAATAATAAAAACGCTATTTTTGCTACTAAACTATTAGATTCTAAAAAATCTTTCGTCCCTGTTAGTGTTTTATCTGTTTTAAATGAATCAAATGCCCCAGCTCCGGAAGAAATATTTCCTGTATCTGACATATCTATATATTATACATAAGAAATTTAGATATGAAATTAAATTGTAAAGCTTCCTTGTGTTTCCCCATCCTTTAAATAGGAAACTTGGATTTCATATGGGAATCCACCTATTCCTGATCCACCATAACCAGCTCTATATATGTTATAAGCTTGTTGGGGATTTAGTGCATCTCCATAATAATGAATATTTGAAGTATATCCTGAAAAACCACCTAAAGGAGTAATATATACAGGTGCGTTATTTGCAATCTTGGCTACACCTGGTAATACACAAGTTCTAACTAGTTTTCCATCAATATATACATCTAAAGTTCTTCCATATAAACTTACAATCAGATTTACCCATCTTTGAATAGGAACATTAGCCACATTACAAGTATGAGTAGATCCTGAATTAGATTGTGCAGAAGGATAAACAGTAGTTTCAATTTTAATATTATTCTCAATTGCTCCTAAAACTATGGATGGAGAAGGTTTCATATCGGCATCCAATCTTCCTAAAACTATTTTAGGTTCCCCATATCTATAACTCCAATCATCAATATAAAACCATACACTATAGGCAAAATTAGAAGCATTAGATTGTTCTAAATCTTCTGAACTAATTTTAGTGACCTTTTTTGCATCAGTAAGACCAGAAAGTTTGGAGGAATCTCCCATTAACCATCTCACAATTACAATAATCAATAAAATTACAACAACACCAATTATAATGTTTTTGACAGCCATGCTAATATATTATACATTTAGAAATTTTCTAAAATATTGGTGGATTTAAATTTTTAACCGAATTATATAACCAACTAATTTTTCCTCTTGATATACTATCTCTAAAATACCTTACATTACATATTCCACCCATTATTCCTTCATTTGTTCCTGATGTTATTACTGTATTTTGATTATACGGTATAATTCCTGGATTAGAAGATACTAACTCATTATTTATAAATATATCTAAAGTTGATCCATCATAATTAATAACTATATGATTCCATCTTTGCATTTTAAAATCACTTGTTTCATATAATATTTTTTCATTACTTCCTTGAGTCTTCAGCAATATTTTTAATTTATTTTTTAACACATTAAATAATATATTCGGTTTATCTCCAATATTTAATAAAGATGTGTATTCTGTATAACTAGAATTGGTTTCAGGAGGGAAAGAATCAATAAAAAACCAAGATGATACAGCAAAGTTATATGAAAATTCTTTATTTCCTGTATTTATATTTTTTGTAAAATTTACATCTTGAAAGGAGCCTAAATTTTCTTGTGAATTTAAATTTATAGGATCTCCTAATAATAAGGAAGAATTATAGGAAATGAGTTTCTCAATCAACCAAGGTAAAATAAAATATAAAGCTATTAATAATATTTCTCCAATCAATAATAATACAATAGGCTTAGTAGTAATAGAATATTCATATTTAATATAATCAATAAAATCCAATAATAAACAGGGTAAATAAAATATTAGCTTTTTAAATAAAGATCCCCAACTAGGTTTTGCATCTTTAGGTTCACCCTTATTATAACCAAACAATTTCAATAAAATGGCAATGATTCCTATAAAAATAAATAAATTAACTACCAAAAATACATATTTACTCCAATCATTAAAATAGGAGGTAAAATTAAAAATTATAAATGACAAAAAAATAATAAATCCTATTAACCCTATTGTAGTAAATAGTTTTCCAAAAAAACTTAATGTACCTGCTTCTTTTTCATTCTCAAATAAATTTTTCCTTCTTACATAGAAAGAAAAGGTTAGTAATATTAAAAATCCTCCAAATAAAGCTAAAAATATTGCTCCTCCTCCATTATTTTCATTTATCCAATCCAAAGGATTTTTTAAAAATAAATAACCAATCAATATAGTGTATATTATAAAACCTAAAATAAACATGGTTGCCATCGGAAAAGTTCTTATTGCTCCAATTACAAAAAATTTAAAAAGGTCTATTAGAAAGCTTAATAAATATCCTACTTTCTCTAAAGTAGCCGTTCCTGTGTTATTATATGAAGGTTCTGGTAAACCAGTCTTTTTCGATATTTGCTCAGACATACTTTCTTGTTTTGGGACTTTTACTGTGCTCATTAATAAATCGTTAGAAATAAATTAAAGGTTTTCCATCGCTGTTTTTCTACCATGACAATCCCTACACATTGCTACTAAATTATCAACATGGTTTGACCCTCCATATTCCAACCTTATTTTATGATCAACCTCAAACCAAGCTGGTAATTGTTTTTGACAACCACCACATTTCCATCCTTGTTGCGCTGCTACAAATTTTTTCTTTGTTTCACTTACACACCTTTTTGTGGCCTTTTTCCCCGACTCCATTATTCTATTTACTTGTTGTTGTTCTTGTGATCCTGGCATAAAGGAAGTTTGATTTGTAAAATCTGTAAATGGTGTAAATACATCTAGTGGGGATTTTGATGACGGCATTGACCTAATAATATTTGTAGCCTGTTGAACAATACTCTGTGATTCAGAGGGATTCTTTTTTAAAAATAAATATATACTTAAGCCAGCAAAAGCAAACCCAGCCATTTTAAAATATTTCTGGGAACCTTGAATAAATTTCATATAATTTCCATCGTAATAAGTATTTGCTATAAAAAATCCTGTTATTGCTAAAATAAGTAATTCTAATTTCATATAATATTTATAAAGGTTATTTTTTATAAATATTTCGTTTAAGTTACTTCTGTAACTACTTCTTGGATATCTACTTCTTTCTTACTTTTTTTATTATGTCGACTTTTACTAGTTCTACTTCTTCTAGAAGATGTGCTTTTCATTTCCTCAACACCTACAGGAGATCTTCGTGTTTTACTTAAGGAATTTTTTATTTTGGTAAAAGAAAATTTATTATCTTGATTTATCAATTCATTTAATTCATTTATATAAGATATAATCTTATTTATGTCATATTTTTCCGCCCCATTAGAATATATAGTTTCGACTAACATACTTCTTACTCTATTCAAAAATATTTTTTTCATTTCCTCAGACAATTTTATATTTTCTAATTTTAAATTGAAAAATGTATAATAAGTAGTCATTAATCCAAACACATCGGAATTATAAAGATAGCACTGCAAAAAATAACCATCTAAATCAAATTCATATTTATCATTTGTAAATTTCATTAAAATATCTGTTATGTAATTGGATAAATAATATAAATAATAACCATACTCTATTAAATCATTTCTTTTTACCTCCGATAAATAGGTTTCATCACTAATCGATGGAGAGAATATAAGATTAAATAAAGCAACATTGTCATCATAATACCCATAATAACGCGCCAATTTAATTAAATATTCATTTATAACATAATTTCTAACATTTGTACTATTAAATAATATTATTCCATCCTTAACCCTTTGTAAAAATATATCATAATTTAATTTAAAATCATTTGATATTATCATTGATGAAAAAGGCGTATTATATTGAAGGGGCCTATTTAATATTTCCTTTGGTATTTTTTTATTAATTACCACGCCCGATAAACCCCAATCTATTATGCGAGCTTCTAAATGATTATTAATCATAATATTTGAATCTTTTAAATCATTATGTATTACTCCTTTTTCATTCATAGGCCTAACTGCATTTTTTAATAATTCAATAATAACTTTATTTAAAATAAATATTTTTTCCTTCGTTATTTCTTTTTCTTCCATTAACCACTCTTTTAAATCCACTCCAGCATCAGGCATATTTAATATGGTTAAATTAGATAATTTACTATTTACATTCTTAGAATTCACATTAAACCTAGTTAAAGCATAACATTTTTCATCAAAATTTTTTAGATCATCTTCAGTTAATTTATCTGGTATGCAAAGATCAGTCTCAAGCAAATAATATTTTTGATAATTTTTAATCGATTTTAATCTATCTTTTATTTTTTTTATTTCACTTATTTCTTCATTACCATATTTTTCAATTGACATTTTACTTACCCCATTTGTCCTTTTTTTACTATTTTTACACTTTAACGCTGGTTTAAATATACATCCAAAACCACCTGAAGTTAATGCTTCCCCTCCTAATTTATTTCTTTTTGTATTTTTTTTTGTCTTGGATTTTTTATAAGTCATTTATATTTCCTAGAGAATTATTTTTTATACAAATAATACCCTCCTCCTAAAAGACCTATTATTATTATTACAAAGATTAATTTCTTTCTATATTTTATTTGCTCCCTCAATCTTATTTCTTTCGGTTTATATAATTCATAATATTCATCTAACGATTCGGTTAAAGTTTTTTCATCTTTATTTATAGATAAATTAATTTTATTATGAATAAAATGAACCCATTTTAAAAAAGAATCTTTACCGTCTAAATAAGGAGAAACTGGATATTTATCCAATAATTCACTAAACTTATTACCAATTGGAGGATGAGGTATAAATAAAGGAATATTGGAAATCAAATCATAATATTTTTTTTTAGTTGTTTCATTAGCTTTTAAAGGATAATTAATTGCCAAAGTCATTAAAAAAAACCAATAATGTGGTCCCCAAACATTCGGATCAAAGAGTTTTTCTGTCATTAAATTTAAACAATATAAAAAGATAATTAAATAAACATATAACGATACCATGAGTCAAAAATCATATAATTTTTGTAATAATTGCGGAAAAAATGGACATATTTTTCAAAACTGTAAACATCCTATTACTAGTATTGGTTTAATATGTTTCCGAATGCATGAAAATAATATCGAATATTTGATGATTAAAAGGAAACATAGTCTTGGTTTTGTAGAATTTATGAGGGGTAAATATCCGGTGGCTAATTACGAATATTTAATTAATATATTTAATGAAATGTCTAACGAAGAAAAAGAGAAAATTAAAAAATCCGATTTTGATGAATTATGGAATTATTTATGGGGAAATCAAGTAGGAATTCAATACCGAGGGGAAGAAAAAACCTCACGAGAAAAATACGATTTATTAAAAAATGGTATTTCGGGTAAATTTGAATTCAATTTAGAAACATTATTAGATAAATGTAAATATAATTGGATTGATACTGAATGGGGCTTCCCAAAAGGAAGAAGGAATTATCAAGAAAAAGATTTAAACTGTGCATTAAGGGAATTTGAAGAAGAAACAGGCTATGTTAGAAATAATATACAATTAATTCAAAATATTTCCCCTTACGAAGAAATATTTACTGGATCCAATATGAAATCCTATAAACATAAATATTTTTTAGGATATATTGATTCTACTATTAAAACTACTAATTCCTTTCAAGAAACAGAAGTAGGTGATATGATGTGGTTAACTTATAATGAATGTGTGAATAAAATAAGACCATATAATTTAGAAAAAATACAAATTTTAAAAAAAATAAATAATGTTTTAATCAAATATAGATTATATTAACAATATATAAGTATTATGGAAAAACCCAGAAAAACAAAGAAGTTAAAATTAGTTCCCGAGAAGCTCACTGAAGAAAATATGGAACAGGTTTTTAAACAAAATTTTGAGAAAATAAATTTATTATTGGATGATTCTAATTATAACTCTTTCTTAAATGAAAAAGAAATATTGAATTCTAAAAATATAAGTGAACAAGAATCTAAATATGATAATTTATATCCCTCTTTAGATGACCCTATGTTGAATATCAAAATTGCACAAAAAAAAGAATTTAATGAC